TGACATTATAAAGGCGTTCAAATTAATGGCAAAGGAACTAGCTAGATTCCTGGAAGGGAAAGGGATGCTATGACCACTGTAAAGAAGTATGACTACCGTTGCCCTAACTGCGGGCGCTTGGCGTTCAGGGCTTATCTGGCTCCGAATACTTTGATTTCTCATCGTTGCGCCAAGTGCGGCCGGATGCTGGTATTTAATAGCAATGGCAAAAAGATTACACTAGAAATAACTGAAAAGGAGACCACCAAATGACGGAACAAATGATTGAAAAAATCAGATTAGTATGGAGTCCTAGTACGAGTATGTATCATTGGGAAAAATCATGGAGTGAATGTTCTGTTGGATTTGAAACAAGAGAAGAGGCCGAGGATTATAAAAACAATACAGAAGAAATAGCATGGCAAGATAGCACATGGATTAAACGTATGCCAGCAGACATAGCACTCCAGGACATTATCCCTTGAACGAACTTGAAAGGATGCAGAAGATATTAGATGATAACGAGGGGCAGTATCTCTTGGCTTATCGAGTGAAGGACAACGATGAAATCAGGCGCGGGCTTCCGGTATTTGTGGAGAGAACTGAAGCTGAACAAGCGGCAGAGGACATGGTGAAGGATATTGACGTAATTATTACGTGTTGGGTGGAGGAGAAATGAAAGATCAAGTTCGTGACCTGCTGAAGAAGCGTTTCCCTCTTTGTGACGATGCCTACTTTGATAAGGTCGCTGGAGAAATAGACACTCTGTATAAAAGTAATGTAGACTATGCAGGCATTGATCCTATAAAGTGGGAAGGTGTGACTAGCGGACAAGTTGTTGATCCTCTTGCCCGGATGGATAAATACTTCGAGGAATAGTTGACAAAACGGTAACCAAGTCATGGTATAATAGAATTATGAAAATGGGCGAACCAACAAAAAGTAATCTCTTAATGTACAAATCCAGAAGGATGAGCGAGTTACGCCCATTTCTCGCTCATCCTTTTGGGTCTGTATAGGAGTAAATATGCAAGGGGTTTATCGTATTAAATGCAAGAAAAACGGCAAAATATATATAGGTTCCTCAATGGACATTGCCAACAGATGGGATGTCCATAAATATAGACTAAAAGCGGGATTACACGGAAATAAATATTTGCAGGATGACTGGAGTAGGCTTGGTAGTGATGTGTTCGAATTTAAAATATTATTACCGTTGCCGGATACAAATGCTCAAACAGTAATAGAGAAGGAGCAAGAGTATTTGAACGATGTGGTTAGGTGGGGAAAAGATTATAACATTAGAAAACTTGCTACTTCTAATATAAACAGTGACTATAAACCTGCGACAATATCACTAGTTGGGAAACCAGGCGAGTTTGACAATGATGATGAAAGAATAAGTTCAGAAGATTACAAAGAGTATAGGTGTATACGTTGCCAAAAACTTTTGTTCAGGGCTTATCTTGTTGCCAGAACCGCGGTACAAGTAAAATGTCCGCGCTGTAAAACATTTCTGACTGTCTGGGAAAAGGAAGCAATAACAAAAATGTATGATAAGGAACTGATGGTTTGAATCTTGACATGTCAAGGATTATCACTTATACTAAACCATTAGAGAACAATAAATGTTTTTGATTTAATGGGAAAGAGGCCCCAAGGGCCCTGATCACGAGAGCACACAAAGTGCCTGATCTGTTACCAGCTAACAGGTCGGGCATTTTTGATTTAAGGAAAGGAGGATTATGGACAGTTTTTATGTTGTTGACAAGCTTGTGAATGTGAGACCTGGTGAACCGTTTCGATTACTTCCCTTCGGAACTCTAATCAAGGGTGGAAAGAAACGGAACATTACCCCGGAGCTGGCGGCAAAGTTCAAACTTCCTCATTTCAAACCGCCAATCAAGTTAGGATCGCATAATGACGAAACGCCCGCAGGAGGGCATATCAAGAGCCTATTCGTTGGGGATGACGGGTTGTATTGCTACCCTGAATTTACTGACAAAGGTGGGAAGGCGATGACCGAGGGTGATTATAAATATCATTCACCGGAAGTTATTTGGGAAGGCGGGTTGGAAGACCCAGAAACGGGGGAGATTATAGAAGGGCCGATGATTGTTGGAGACGCGTTGCTGCATACTCCCCATCTTGGGGAAGCGACTGCGTTGTATGAATATCAAGTCACTACAGAAAAAGGAGACGAAACTATGACTGATACTGTACAAGTTCCCATGAAAGTTTGGGACAAATTTATGACTCTTATTACACCTCCTGAGAAGGAAGAAGTGATAGAGCCATTGGTTCCAGAAGTGGATGTAGAGAAATTTGAAGCGATGGAGTCTGAGCGCAATGACTACAAAGCAAAGATTGAATCTATGGAAGCGGAGAAGGAACTGAAAGAGAGCATGAGTGCCATTACCGCAGAATTTGACACTGACGAATACGGCGTGGCTTATCAGGAATTAGCCAAAGTCGAGGACGCTGTTGAAATTCTGGCAGGAATGGAAGATAACGAGCGTGAATGGGTTTTGACTCATTTCAAAGCGTTATCAAAGCAGATTGATGAAGGTTCAATCTTAGGAGAAAAAGGTACTACTGGCGATGGGATTGACGAGGAAGATACAGCCGGTCAGCTCAATGCCGTTGTAGAAGCCCGGGCGAAAGAAGATGGTATTTCCTATACCGCAGCTCTGAGCTTGATTAGTGAGGAACAGCCCGACCTGGTTGAAGCATACGGAGGTAAATAATGAGTGCAAAAGGATATAAATCAATTCCTGGAATGTTGGCAGGAGCGAATCTGTCCTCAAGCCAGTACAAGGTAGTCAAGTTCGCAAGCACTGCTGGAGAAATAGTTGCTGCTACCTCCATTGATGATTCTATGAACTGCGGATTATTGCAGAATGATCCCACTGATGGTGAACATGCAGACGTGGCTTATAGCGGAATCGCTTTAGGTCTTACTGAATCAACGGCGATCACGTTCGGGAATGTTGTTTGTTCAAACACTACAGGCGAATTACAGATTATCGCAAATGATGAAGCAAAAGTAATTGGTCACGCCCTGGAAACCAGCTCTGCTGTTGGTGACGTTATCAAGGTCCTGGTTGCGCTGTCATGGTACGGGACAACTTAGGATTAAGGGAGGCAAATAATGGCAAGTGCAAAAGATTATGAATCAATTCCGGGCTTGTTAGCAGGAGCGGACCTTTCCTCAAGTCAATACAAGGCGGTTATATTTTCAAGCACTTCGGTTGGAGAGGTATTAGCCGCTGATGGTCCGGCTAACGGTCAGGTCGCAGGATTGCTACAGAATGATCCAGCCGATGGCCAAGCTGCAGATGTGGCTTATAGTGGAATTGCCTTGGGGATTACCGAATCAACGGCGATTGTGTTTGGAAATGCAGTTTGTTCCAATACTACAGGCGAGCTTCAAATCGTATCTGCTGACGAAGTGAAATGTATTGGTCACGCACTAGAGACAAGTTCAGCGGCAGGGGACATCATCAAAGTTCTAGTTAACCTGTCGTGGTACGGAACAACTAGCTAAGAATATTAGATAGCATAAAAGAAAAGGAGAATTAAATGAGTTTACCAACACTTAGCGACATCACCGCAGTCGATCCTGTGTTGTCCAATATTCTTATTGGATATAAACAGGACGCTTCACGGTTTCTCGCATCACAGCTTTTCCCTGTCGTGCCAGTGGCAGACAAGAGCGGAACGTATTACCTGTTCGACAAGAAATACTGGCAAACTGATAATATGAAAGTTCGTGTGCCTGGACAAGAATACATGCGAGCCGACTTTGGAGCAAGCACCACCACTTACGATACCGTACAGTGGGCGTTGGCTGTTCCGATTGCAGATGAAATCCGAAGAGCCAATCAAGCTCCGCTGGATCTTGAGACTGCAGCTATTGAATATCTAGCTCAGAAATCTTTGATCCGTAAAGAACGAGCTTTTTCTACCGACTTCTTTAAGAAGTCTGTTTGGGAAACGGATGACGATAATTCAGTAACTGATTGGGATGACTACACTTCGGGCGATCCAATTACCGATGTCTTGACCGCAAAAAGAACCATCAGCCTCAGCACTGGAAAATCTGCTAACACTATCGCAATGGGCGAAATTGTCCATGCGGCACTGATCAATCATCCTGATATTGTTGATAGGGTGAAGTACGTACAGATGCCGACAATGACTGCAATTACATCCGCTATGGCCGGGATGTTTGGGCTTGATAAATACTTGGTAGGAATGGCTGGGTATAACACTGCAAATGAAGGACAGACCTTCTCTGCTGCAGCGATTATTGATGATGACGCTCTGGTTTGTTACGTTGAACCGAGCCCTAGAGTTTTCAAAGCATCTGCTGGATACACCTTTGCATGGGGTGGCGGTGGAGGTAATGGAGTAATCATCAATTCCCGTGACGAACTAAATGATGCTGACCTGATCAAGAATAAAGAGCAGTGGGACCAGAAAGCCGTTGCTACTGATCTGGGTTACTTCTTCTTCGATGTTGTATAAGGGAGAGTGACTAATGGCGAAACATCCACAAAACTCAGTTCGTGGCTTGCTTTTCAAGGGGGCACTCGGGTTTGGGTCAACGGGTATCTTTGCTCTAGCTTATAGCGAGGGCACTGCTGTTATATCTGTTGACACCACCGGAGTAATGGATTTAGCTGGTGATCTGTCTATCAGCGGAAGTGGGAAGAATATGTCCCAAGACTCAACAGGTGTTTTAGACTTACCGTCTAGCTTGGCTTTGAGCGGGGAGGGAGAGGACATTTCACAAAACTCGACCTCGTTGTTTATCCCTGGTTCCCTGTCAATGTTATCCGCAGTAGGTGGAACCGCTATTTTGTTGGCTGCAAATAGTACTGGTTTAACAATCGGCGGGTCGCAAATCACCACAGGATAAAAGGAGAATAATAAATGGCAAAACATCCCCAGAATTCAGTTCGTGGTTTACTTTTCAAAGGTGCGCTGGGATTCGGGTCAACTGGAATCTTCGCTTTGGCGTACAGTGAAGGAACTGCCGTGATAGCAGTTGATACAACGGGAGTGATGGATTTGGCTGGCGATCTTTCTATTGGAGGAAGCGGTAAAGACATGTCCCAGGATTCAACTGGCGTTTTAGATTTGCCGTCCAGTATATCGTTGAGTGGCAGCGGAAAGGATATTTCACAGACTTCAACTTCGATATTTATTCCTGGTTCTCTGTCATTGCTGTCAGCTGAAGGCGGGACTGCTGTTCTGTTAGCGGGAAACAGTACTGGACTAACAATCGCAGTAGGAACAGGAGCTGCAGCGCAAATCACAGTGGCTGCTTAATCGGTGCTGGGAATGAATGCCCGTGTGAGCGGGGTGGTCTCTTGCATAGGCATTCATCCCCATCTCTGACCACCATAAAACCACCTAGGAGAGAACAATGAAAGAATACACAGGAACGGTATACCTCGCAGTAGTGGGATCTAGTTTCGAAATAGGCGAATGCCGTGATAGCATCGCACGTATCGTAACGAGACAAGGCGATACTGGACCCCATTACGGGCGGGCAACAAAAGGGTATGACGCAAGACAAAAGCACCTTAACAATTTTATAGAATCAGGTCAAGATTTTATTTTATTTCTTGATCACGACATGTATTTCTCGCCAGATACGTTAGAGCGTTTGCGGGCTCATAAACTTCCTTACGTAAGCGGTTTGTATATGCGGAGACAATGGAGAACACTAGCCCCGGTATGGTACAGGAAGTTTGAGGGAAAATGGCCAATGGAGCCCTGGGTTGGAAGAGTCGCAGGCGATAAACTTCACGAAATAGGGGCTAGTGGCTGGGGTTGTATGTTACTTCATAAAGACGTTGTTCACGCAATGAAAGAAGTTCTAAAAGGTGAGCCGGAGGTTATTGAGGATGACATTGATATTTGGCCTTACAACATCAAGCAGATAATGAGGGCGATCAATGGACTGGGGAACCTAACTGAAACGAACGACAAGATTGATGCTCCGCTAGTGAAGGCTTATTACGACATCTTGAAAGAAGAAATCAAACCTCTTAGATGTGATCGTGTTGCGGTGGGGAGTGATATACGCTTCCCATTTTTTGCTTTACAGGCAGGGTTTCAGTTAATAGGAGATCCACAAGTTAAGCCGGGGCATAATGTAAACTTCCCTCTTAGTTCTGATATGTATGATAGCAACTTCACTGAAGAACAGTTTACGGAAGCAACGAAAGTTATGCACAAAGAAACAATCGCAGCTAGAAGCGCAATCACCAGAGGGTTTAAGAAGGTGAACAATGCCTAGATTACACATCGTTGAAAAATATCACAGCTACGCAATGCAAAGGCAGACGCTTCCGCTAAAGAAACTAATTGGAATAGAAGTGACTGTCGGAGAAGAGGTTGACGAGACAGCAGATGTAAACCTTCACATGCCCTGGCACTATCTGGATGATTATGAGCCAACAGGAGAGTCAAAACACGTTATAGTTTTTACTCACGAGAACCCATCATCTGGGCGAAGTATGTATAACACTTGTTACAAAGCTGATGCTGTAACCGTCTTGTCTTTTGATGGAAGAAAGAAGTTGATTAAATTAGGTGTTGATCCTAGAAAGATAAGCGTTGCTTACTGCGGGACAGATCACACAGAGTTCAGGATGCGGAATATTGGCATCGTGGCAAGTAAGCAACCTAACGGAAGAAAGCGGGGCCATATCTTACTTGATCTGGCTTGGAGAATGGACCCTAACTGGTTACGCTTGATGAAGTTTTACATCATTGGGAAAGGGTGGGAAGATTTAGTTGAAGAGGCGAGATCAGCCGGGTTGAGAGTGGTGCACATTCCAGGGATAGAAGATGATCAAGAGATGCTTAATTTTTATCACATGTTTGATGTTTTGCTTTCTACTGGATATGAAGAAGGTGGACCGCTTCCGGTAACTGAGGCAATGAAAGCTGGGGTTCCGGTGCTAACGCCTGACTATGGATACACCCATGATCTTCTTACGGATGTTGATAAATATTACACAGTAGAGGATTTAGAGAAAAAGCTGATTGCATTATTTGAGCATGATATAGAAAATGCTTTGATAGCCTCGATGCTGACTTGGAAATCCTACACTGAAGATTATGCGATGATCCTAAATGACCTACTTGACGAGCCGATTGCCGAAATGGTAGAAAGCGGAACTCCACGCTATAACGCCCTGATGCGTGTGATAGATAGGGTAAAGCCCCAAAGCGTCTTAGAAGTCGGTACATGGTCGGGCAAGCGGGGTTCCCAGATGATACAGCGGGCAGCCGGGTATAGACCGATTGAAACTATCCGATATGTCGGATTTGACTTATTTGAGAATATGACAGAGGATAAGTTTATAACCGAGCTTTCAAAGATACCGCCACCGTTGAAGATAGTCGAAAGGTTCCTGGATGCTACCGGGGCAAAGATAAATTTATTCAAGGGAGACAGCGCAGTTACTTTACCGAAGGCTTATAAAGAACTTGATTACCAGAAGTTTGATTTTGTGTTTATTGATGGAGGACATCGGGAAGATACCATCAGGCTTGATTGGGAGAACGTGCAGGAGTTTATACACGATGAAACGGTGATTGTGTTTGATGATTATTATTACAATCGCCCCGAAGAATTGGAAGGTTATGGTTGCAATAATATCGTTGAGTTATTGAATAACGATAAATGGATAATTAACTATCTAAATCCAATTACAAAACACGAGAATCCT